CAAAATGAAAGGAGATAGTGTTTATCCATACCAAGTAGCTTTGGAACAGTTAGCACACCCTTCTCTTAGTTTGGGTGGTGTTGTAAGCCGAGCTGTAGAAAGCTATATGGTGCAGTTTGACGAGATTTTCACCCGCTTACCAGAATTATTGGAAGCACGTCCACTTAATCAAGTGGAAACTGTTAGCGGTTTGAAAGGTAAGAGATTTATAGATCCCATGAATTTTTCCACGTCTCCTGGATGGCCATTGAGTGGCAAGAAGCGTGACTACCTCATAATATGTGATCCTGAAGAATTTCCTGATGTTGGCTATCCTCAATCTTTTTCGGAAGAAATTTGGGACGAGGTAGATCGCACTTGTGAAATTTTGCGGAAGAGCGAGCGTTGTTATTTCGTGTGGAAAGCGTGTTTGAAGGATGAGCCCACAAAGCTAACCAGCGAGAAGGTTAGAGTGTTTCAAAGTGCTCCCTTGGCGTTACAATTGCTCATTCGCATGTATTTTTTGCCTCTTGTTCGTATTATGCAACTCAATCCATTATTGACAGAGTGCATGGTAGGGGCAAATGCAGAAGGACCAGAATGGGGGCAACTCAATGAACACATGATTTCGAAGGGAAATAATATTTTGGCTGGTGATTATAGTAAATATGACCAAAGAATGCCTGCTCAATTAACTATTGCGGCATTTGATGTTCTGATTTCTGTTGCCAAACAATGTGATTATAGGCCTGAAGATATATCACTTATGGAATCAATGGTTTCTGAAATAGTATATCCTTTAATGGCGTATAATGGGGACTTGTTAATGATTTTTGGTTCTAATCCATCAGGTCAGAATTTGACTGTTATTATTAATTCCATTGTTAACTCGTTGTTGTTGAGATGTGCATATTATTCCATTTACCCAGACGATGCCCCCCAAGATTTTTATCAACATTGCGCTTTTGGTACTTATGGAGACGATGTTAAGGGTTCAGTGTCATCTGATCGTCCCCTATTTAATCACATAAGTTTTGCATCATATTTAGCGCAATATGACATTAAGTTTACAATGCCAGATAAAGAGTCTGTTGCTACGGAATATATGACACCTGATGAAGCCGACTTTTTAAAAAGAAGTGACGTGTATAACGAAGACTTGGACGCACACATAGGTGTATTGGACGAGTCGTCTATTTTTAAACGTTTACATGCGCATCTCCTTTCTAAGGAATTGACTTTGCCACAACAGTCAGCACAGAATATTGATTCATCCTTGCATGATTGGTTTTATTATGGAAGAGAAAAATATGATCTCCGCCGGGAAGAAATGTTAAGAGTGGCAAAAGCCGCAGATATTGAACATCTGTGTCAGGGCTTTGACATTTCATATGATATGCGTGTTGCCAAGTGGCGATACAAGTATCTTGGGGAAGGTATCCCAGCTGAGAATACCATTTTTGATTAAACACCTAGCATATGTGTATAAACTGTGCAGCCAGTTCTGAATCTGGCTCAAAGAAAGCAAAATTCATGTGTGTATATGGATACCATTTATTACTGTATTTAAAAATGTATATATTTATATTTAGGCTTTGCACATAGGCGTTTGCTCCTATTTAGGAGAGTCTTGCCAGACAACAACATTTTTGACCTTCTTGGCATTGAGTCGTGCCTTGATTGTATGGAGACTTACTCACCCAGGAAAAAATAGTAATAGTGCTGCACTTCCTCATGCACTATCAAACCTATCGGACTCTACACCGCTAGTTTTGATTACGAAAAATGTAGAAATTCATGATATGAGACCCCAAATGGGTTCTGTCGGCCCCGAAGCTGGAGAAGGTTCTGGTTCTGCTTTGACTAGCGAGAATATCGCTTTTGATGAAGCAGTTTCTGGGCATATGTACGATACAAATGCATATGCTGATCCCACTCGTAAGTTACAGGATTCAGACGATGCTGATTTGGGCGATTTCTTTAAACGTCCCATTAAGATTCGGGAATTTGGATGGGGTACAGGTTTATCCATTGCCCAATCTTTTAATCCTTGGGATGATTTCTTTTCTAACAAACGTGTGATAAATCGTATTAACAATTTTGAGTTGTTGAGATGCAATTTGCA